AAGCACTTTTCAAGGGCGTTAGTACTCGATTTGGGCTACGAACCATTGAAAAGTGCTTCGAAAATCCGGATTTCCTCTTTTGTCATTCGTTCCAAAATCTTCGTTTGGGAGGGGTAAAGTTTATGCTCCCCCAAACGAAGATTTTGGAAGGCCGAACCAACCTTTCCGAGTGCTTTTTCGAAGCACTTTTCAGCGTTTTGTAGCCCAAATAGAGTACTCGCGCCCTTGAAAGAATGCATGCATCTTGTGAGCATCATGCAGTACACACATCACTGACATCAGGCATTTGCATCCGTCGTGTGTTGTGGGTGAGTCTCGGAAATGTCGTTTCCCACATCGGCGTTCGATCGAGGGCCGCAAGTGCGACTTTTTTTTTTCTCGCCACGCAAACATGCACCCCGTGTCATGTTTCGTTTTATTTACATAAATAAATGGAAGAATGCTCGCCTGACGTCAAATACAACGGATTCAGCTGCTTCGATAACGCAACGATTGGCAAGCTGTTCAACACGATCGCCAACAATAAAGCACTCGACTCGTCCGACGCAAACTGTGACAATTCGGACACATTCCCCGATGTTGTCGCGCGGCGGCAAATCGATGCACTGCGAAAGCAAACCGAATGCGACACCGACTACTGCATCGCCAAGGCGCTGAAGAAAGAACACGAGGTGAGTCGTTTTCTTAAGCCCGAAAAGACCAAAAAATGGGCGGATGAACGCGCCTGGCTGTCGAATCTGGATATCGACGACGTCCTGCGCTCGTACACCGGCGTATACCCCACCTTCCACCACGCGGGGACCTTCCCAATCGACTTTCAGGAGCCGGAGGGCGTGTTCAAGACGTGCACGAGCGACATGTGCGATTTTGACAAACTGGGCGACCTACTCAAAAAGAACAACGTCAAGTTTGTGTCGTTCGTGTTCAACACGCACAAGCGCTCGCAGTCGGGTGAGCATTGGTTTTGCGCCTTCTTCGATATCCCGTCGAAGAAACTGTATTTCAACGACTCGGTCGGAAATGAGACTCGGTACAGTTGCCGATACATGACTCGCTTTCAGGAGCTCCTGGCCAAAAGGTTCGGACAGTTCGAGATGATTGGCAACACCGTGCAGAAGCAGCCGTATGGGAGCGGCGAATGTGGCCTGTATTGCCTGTTCTTCATCACCAAGATGCTCGAGATGGCGACGTACTGCAACGTCTGCAGGGAATCGCCCGAAAAGCAGTGGTACAACCCCAAGACGGGCACGTGCTCGTACCAAAAGAAGTCGGATACAGACGTGTTTTGCGGGAGGCCCGAGGACTTTTTCATGTCCGAGACGTGCATGTCTGATATGAAGCGATACAACGCCCACATGGAGCAACAGCGGTACGAGTTTTTCAACGTAAGGGACGCCGACGGGAGGCGCATTCGGAAGGAAGGTCATCTGGCCTACAATGATTGTGCGATCGGCAGTAGCCACAATTTAACCCAGCAGACGGACAAAAATCGAGTGTTCGTGCCAAAGGTTACCCCTACACTCGACACTTGGCCCCACGCCAGGGGCAATGCTGCACCGGCCGCCGGTGGCCGACCACCCGCGTCTCGAGGCCCAGGTCACGCGCGTGTTTTCAGGTAGCGACGATGTCTGTCGACAAAAAGTGTCAAGCTGCACGCGCCTGCATGTTCGAGTGACAGTTCGACTCTGTTGAAAATCACAAGAATCAATTTTCAAGAGAGTACTCGATTTTTCATACAAAACGTTGTAAGGTGCGTCGAACACCTCAAGTGGGAAGAAGCGCTTGTGAGACTTACCCACTGTAATACCCAGGCCGGATTGGTTAGAGACATGCGACTGTATCATCATCTTGTGATTTCAATCATCATCTTGTGACTCGAAGTTGTGATTTGGAAAGACGCATCGTCACGCTATCATCATCCTGTGACTCGAAGTTTTGATTTGGACAGACGTGATTTATACAGACCAGTCGTCGGCAACTAGTCCCCTTTTTTTGGACAATCTCCATTTCGAACATGTGGAAAAATAGAAATGGAGATTGTCCAAAAAAAGGGGACTAGTTGCCGACGACTGATACAGACACATCGTCATGCCATCACCATGTGAGTTCGATTGACACACAGTGTGGCGATGCAAAAAGGTCGCACTTCCATCCCTCGGTAAAATACACATGAAAAACGTAGTTCAGAACATCGACAAGCGCAAGAAAGCGCGTCATAATTTATCCATCCCAAACGAATATTTTTGAAGGAGGAACAAACGATGAAATCAGGTTTTTCACAGCACTTTTCAAGGTCGTGAGTACTCGATTTGGGCTACGAACCATTGAAAAGTGCTGCGAAAAATCCTGATTTCATCGTTTGTTCCTTCTTCCAAAATCGTCGTTTGGGGAGCATAAAATTCCATGAAGCTGTCTATTGTGTTCAGTGCAACATGCAACTACAAAAAGTGATGTATATTTTGAAACGAGCCTGGTGGAAACATTGCCATTCGCGTCAAACATCGCACATTCCGTAGTTGCGTGTAGCCTTGACGTATGAAAGTCCCTTCGTTCAGTCGTGGGTGCGAAATTGCGCAATTTTTTGTTCGCTACATGGCGACGGATGCGGAGTTCACGACGGCAGTGTGGCGAGCAAAAAATCGCGCTTCCACCCGTGAAAAGTGCTTCGAAAATCCTGATGTCATCTTTTGTTCATCCTTCCAAAATCTTCGTTTGGGGAGCATAAGGTTTTTACAAAAGAAGAACATCGCACCCCAGACAAATCAACAGAGCGCATCATCGCATGCTTTTTTTGTCGGTCGAACTCGCACGGTCCGGCTGGGCCGTCATTATGTGCCAGCCTGAAGAGCGAGCATGCAAGCCCGTGTGTTAAAGGCACTGTGGCGGGCAAAAAAAGTGGCACTTTTAGGCTATCGGGTAAAACACGTATGAAAAGGATGCTCCTCTCAAACGAAGATTTGGGAAGGTCGAACCAACCTTTCCGAATGCGTTTTCGAAGCACTTTTCAAGGTCTTGAGTACTCTATTTGGGCGGCGATTCGTTGAACAGTGCTTCGAAAACGCATCCGGAAAGGTTGGTTCGACCTTCCCAAAATCTTCGTTTGGGGAGCATAAATGGCATAAAGTAGATCAGAAAACTCGAAAAGTCGACGATAACAACAAAAGCACGGATTTGGGCATTTCACTGCTCGTAATTCAACTCTTCTTGTCATTTTCATTACCTCTGCATTGCTTTCCTACCGAAATCATTGCTTTTGTTGTTATCGTCGACTTATCGAGTTTTCTTATCTACGGTTGCCACTGCCACTAGTGTGAGCACTTTGACGAGCAAAAACATTGCGCGATCTTCGTTTGGGGCTCCATTCATTCGTCCAAGGTTCGGGTCACTCGCCATTACCGGATGTGTTTGACAAGTCGGTCGTTATGCGCGATTTGACCACGCGTATCATCCGTTCGTCCATCCAGTGACTCGACCATTCACATCGCGCTTGTTCTGACCAATCCTGCTCAGTGCAGTGAGTGCACGTTGCTAGTCGAAGATATAAAGGCAAGTGATTGGTGATTGAAATACGGATGTCTAAACTAAGCTACTTTCGAAATAGAAACAATCTGAATAACAGGGGACTTTCGATTCACATTGTGGCGAACAAAAAGTCGCACTTTCAGTCCTCGGTCAAAATGGGTAGGAAAAACGTAGATAAGAACATCGATAAGAACAACAAGCAATAATTTGGGTAGAAACGTTCATGAAAAGGCCATGAAACGGACAATTATCGTCACTTGGATGCATGAAAACGCCCCAATTATTGCTTTTGTCATTATCGATTGTTCTTATCTATGTTTTTGATACCACTTTCGACCGAGGGCTGAAAGTGCGACTTTTTGTTCGCCACAATGCTTTCGAACTATAAATCTCACATTTCGTAGTTGCATGTTGCCCTGGAGTGAAACGCGAATGAACCAGCCGTCGGCAACTAGTCCCCTATTTTTCGACCATCTCCATTTTGAACATTTCGACAAAAGTGTCGACCTGGATTCGTGGTTAACATTTTTGTCGAAATGTTCGAAATGGAGATGGTCGAAAAATAGGGGACTAGTTGCCGACGGCTGGAATGAACGATTGGACGTCGAAAGAGAGTCGGAGTTTCGTGCTGAATGACTTAAAAACGAGTCGCCAAGGTGATCGAGTCTCCAGGACATCTGATGATATGCGAGTTGGACGGCGACTTGCTGAGCTACAGCATCTCATTCGTTCGTAGTCATCGCTCGCTGTGCCTATGCGCACGAACGTGCTCCAATCTACGCGCGGTCGCCAAATGCATCGTGGAACGACGATACACCGACGAGAGTCTCGTTGTTCGAGGAATCATTGAAAAGCTACGATTGCACGAGTGCTTCGAGTTACTCACACGACATTCGTCCCATTTCGACTGTTGGCCGACGCCAACGTCCGTCGAATGGTTGAAGAGCAGGCTCGGGTGGAAAGGCGACGGCGACCGGTCGTGTAGAAACCACAACGACGAGATTCTCGACGTATTTTATTGCGATTGCCCGCGGTGCCATCGCACCTTCCCGTGTGGACGTGGGAGCACGCGCATCATGAGTGCAGCCGAGGAGTCACTTTTGCACGTTCATTTTCAGGCGAATTGGTGGGAATCCGATCGAGTCGTGGGGTGAGAGTTTGTGGTTTTCACTGACTTTCAAGCCTCGGTCGAACACGTAGATAAGAACCGTCGATAACAAAAGCAATTTTGTGCGTACGAACCCCCAAAAGGTAATGAAATGACCATTCGAGTCGATTTTAGGGCTTTAACATGCCCAAATCATTGCTTTTGTTGGTATCGAATGTTCTTATGAAAAGGCCACGAAACGGACAATTATAGTCACTTGGATGCATTGGACGCCAGCGGCAGGCATCGCTTGGCCAGATACTCGTCGAAGTACTTGACCCCCGACTGGCCGGCGGAGCGAATCATGTTCTCGTCGACTTCCTGCAGGATCGCCTTCAGGTCGTTCCAATACTCGGCCT